TAGTCCAAACAGGTCTTTTGGCACTAGACTCTAAATAATTATAAGTTACCGCACTGTCCACTACATCAGAACCAAGATTACAATAGAACCAATTAATTTCAGTATACAAATTATTTAACCCACAGTTAATAAGATCTCTAGAATCTACATTAATTGAGTCGTAAACAAAATCTTCTACTAAACAAGGTAATGATTGTAACTGTCCATCATATGCAAAGAAACCATTTTCTGACATCCAATATGCCGTACCATCTACTTCAACACATGCATTTTTACCAATCAATCCACAGTTAGTACCCGCTTGTTCAAAAGAGAAAGTAAAAGGTTGTCCTACAAATCTCATTAAAAATAATGATGTATCAGTCCAAACGTATAAAGCGTCCCTACCTTTAATGGCTCCCATAATTTTAGAACCGGCAGCTAACCTTTGAGTACCTGCTGTGTTTTCAGCTCTTACAGTATACTCTTCAATATTTTCTTGAGAAGAAAATCTTATAAACATATCATCTTGAGTATTCTTATCTCCAATAGTAGTTTCAGTTCCAAAAAATACTAAATGTCTGTCGGGTGTTGAAACTAAAACATGACGTGAAGCTGTTGGTGCATTAGGAATAAGCGTTGCTCTAACGCTAGTAGCATTTGTTGGTGCTGAGTCCCATTGAAAACATTCTCCATTATAAATAAGAGCTATTAGTTTTGTACCAAAATTATCTAACACCCATAAACCTGGATTAAGTGTTACACCAAGATCGGCTGATGTAGATTCTCCCCATGCAACAAAATCTGAAATATTACTAACAGTTGCATTTTGTGAGTGAGTTGCTTTAGTTGTACCATTAACACCTCTAGCACCACCACTTAAGGTCCCTGTTGCCTGGTCATTGGTTGTGTAACTAATATCCTCGTTGTCAATTCTAATTTCTCCAGAAGCAGGAAACGCTGAAGAACTTGCAAGGACAACAGTAGTCCCTGTTGTATTTGTTAAAGCTGTTGCTAAAGTTGTTGTTGCAATACCTGAAACGGTTCCACCATATAGACCAGTACCAAAACCAAATCCACCTAGTTGTTGAGACGGACCAATTCTAAAATATATGTTTCCGGTAGCATCACCAGAATTATTTAAAGGTGTTCCAGATTCATTAGTCGGCATAGTAACCGTAATTGTTGTTGCACTTGGAACCGAAGTTGCCATAAAAGTTTTTTCTTCAAAAGATGCATTATTAAAAGTGGAACTACTTAACCCAGTAACATCATCAAAAAAAACAAGATCATCTTCAATCATTCCATGTACTGACGGAAAAGTAATAGTTACAGTAGGAGTTCCTGATGAACTTGAAAATTTACAACCTGTTATAGCTGTTCTAATTGGTGTAATATCATAATACTCACCACCGCTATAAATATATAATACTCTGTTAGTTCCTATTGCAGCGTATTTAATTCCAGCGTTATTATCAAAATGATGTAAAGCTCTTGCTGCTCCGGTTAATTTATTTGCACCTAATTGATCCCAGCCACCTATTTTTTCAGGTGAACCATACCTAAACCTTACATTATCACCATCAAACCATTGACCTTCGGCCCCTGTTTCGGTTACTTGTTTATTAAATCCTGGAGCAAAACCTAGTTTTTGTAACATATAAAATCCTTATAAAGGAGGCTGTTGGTATGGTGGAGTACAGCCTCCATTATAGGGAGGTATATCATCGTTTAAACCAATTTGGAAGACCTAAATGAGCTCGTCCATCAAAGATGTTTTCTTTAGACCCTTGTGTCTTTAAATCGTTATAGTGTAAAAAAACTTGCACATTTTTTTCTCCTTTAAATTTTTTTCTCCAATGCTCGCATTCACAGCCTTTGTAAATTAACATGTCTCCAGGATTTAAATCTACTTTAATTCCTTTTTTACCTAGTTTTCCAGAAGGCTCTAAATAAATAGACCATTTATCTCCTCCTAAATTCATTGTAGTTGATATCTCACAACTAAATCTATCCTTATGTCTTTTAAGTTCATCGCCTTTTTTATAAATTCTAGCATAAGTATATGCCGGAGTTAACTTAAGTCCTGTAGACTTTTCCATAATAGGTTGACATTTTAACATTAAAGTTTCCATAGCAATGTCAGCATAACTTGCAAAGGTATTTGGAATTTGTGCTCCAGAACCTGTTTCATACATACCCATTATATTTTCATACGGTGAAAAATATTTGGCTTCTAAACAAGTATCATAAACTTGTTTTTTTACTAAAAAATAATTGTATAAAAATAAAGCTAAATCTTTATCTATTGCTTGTTTTATAATTACGTATTTATTTTTTTTAAACATAGTATTATATTCTTTTAAATATTGAATTTATTGCACTTGTTCCATTGAATCCAAAAAAATCTAAAAAATATCTATCTAAAACATATTTGTTTTTTGATTTTAAAATAAAATTTTTTACATCTTTTTGTTTATTAGAACTATCTTCTATAATAAAATAATCTCCTTTTTTTAAATCTTTATCAATTGTGTCAAGCACAACAGGAATGTTTACGTGAGCATCTTCTATAATTAATTTTACACCTTTCCAGTCTTTATGTTTAGGAAACTTTTTGTTGTCTAACGTATGTAAATCAAATTTAAAAAAATTTACTCCAGGGTACTTTAGACTTGGTTTATTTATATCATAACTATACACATTTGGTTTTAACCCCAATACATTCATCATGTCGGCCAACCAAACAGCACTACCCCCGGTTCCCGATCCAATTTCTACAATTACATCTGGTTTCAACTTAGTTATTAACATGGAATATATAGATAGATCTAAAACAGATTTACAGACTGTATAATTTTTCCATTGAAAAATGGAGTGGGTTCCTTGAGATAGTAGGACACTCATTTGAGACGTTCTATTTTTTTTAGATATATTACATTTTTCTTTTGTTCTTTTTTCAAAATTAATAAATCTATTTTTTTTAGATTTAAGAAAATTTTTAAAAGTTAAAATAGCCCTAGAAAAATAAGGTTGTCCTTTATATATATTTTCTATTAAAAAATTATCAAAGTATGTTGGTATATCTTTTTGATGTTTTAATTTAGATTCAATAAGAGATAAGTATTTATTTTGGTTAAGCATTTTTATATCCAATTTATATTTAAAACAATTCTAGTTTTTGTATTGTTTTGTACTCGTCCATAATGCAAACATTCATTATCAAACACATGCAATTCATTCTGTTTAGATTTATAAAATTTGTTATTAATAGTAGTTCCACCATTACATGTAGTAAAATTAAATACAGCTGTTTTAATTCCTATATTTTTTTCTTCAAAATCATGGTGAGCAACATGATCTAATACTAAATTTTGTTTAGGATATAAATTTAATTTCATTCTTAAAATTTTATTTACTTTAACATGTTCATTTATAAAATATATTATAGGTTCAAAAACAGTAAATTGATTACTTTTTATTTCAAGAGGTTTTTGTATTGGTTCAGCCTCAGCTAAAAGATGAGTAAACATAAAATTATCTATACGTTCTTTATTTGTTTTAGATTCTATAGTTCGATCAAGAAAATACCACGGAATCCATTTATCATTTACAATATTACTTAATTTATCAAAAAACATTTTTGGTAATAAATTTTTATATGTTTTCATTATTTAAAAGGATATCCAAGATTCCACATTACTAATGAGTACCTAGTTCCTTCTGTTACAGGTTTAACTCTATGCCATAAAAAAGATGGGAAAACAATTACACTACCTTTAGCTAAGGCTTGTGGAGCTTTTATAACATGATTTTTTTCATCTCTTAAAGGAGGGTCATAATTTCTAAAATCAAATTCTAGATCACCACCTTTATATTCTGATCCATCTGTTAATTGACAAGTAACTGATAATTTTCTAATCATACCGTGATCTAGTTCCCCTGGTTTATTGTAAGTTTTAGTATCACTATCACAATGCCAACCATAATATTGATTAAGTTTATATTTAGTAAACTGGCATGACTCACTTCTATTCCATTCAAAATTCCACCCTGCATTTTTATTTGCTATATGAACATACGGTTGTATTTCTTTGTATATCCAGGGTTCGGATAACCAAACTACATCAGATTTTCTTTTCTTTTGCATATTATTAATTTCATTTTTAGATAATTTTTTATTTTTATTATACCCACCTGTTCTAGCCATTTTTTCTTTTTTGTTTAATGAATATTTAATAAGGTCGTCACAAAATCTAGGTGTTAAAACAGATTTAAAATACCAAAAATTATTTTCTAAATTCATTGTAGTTCTAACCATCCCGTAGCTATATATTTTTCTTGTGTAGGGGATACTATTCCATAATGTGGGTGAGTAAATTCTGCAGGCCAAATAATTAAATCACCTTTAACAGCTAAGGTTTTAACTTTTTGATAAGGAAAAACTGTTTCTCCTTTATCCGTGACTGTATTTAAATAAAGCATATAAACTAGTTGTCTAGATAACATAGAACCAGTTCCTCTTTCATAGTGCCAATGAGGATAGCCACCACCGGGTTTATAGTGTTGAATATTATTACACTGCGATGTTAAAAGAGAATCTATCATTTTATATTTATCTACATAACTTTTAATATGTTTAGTTAATTCGTTAAAAAAAACTTTAATAGATTTGTCTCTAGAATTATTGTAAAAATGAACATCCGTAGAATTTTTAATTTTTTTGTTTACAACACCATTATCTACCGCACCTAGCATTTTATATTCTTTATTTTTTTTAAAATAAGTAATTAAACTATTACAAATAGTTTTATTTATTTTATATATTTCAATAAAATTAAAGTTCTCTGTAGTCATATGTAATTGTTTGAATAAAATTCATAGAATCTTTTTGATTATTTGTTATGCAATACATATTTGTTGAAGGAAATATTAAAAATTTATTATTAGTTAAAGGAATATCCCAACTTCTTCCTGCACGTCTATTATGGTCGTAGTGTATTCTAACCATACAATCTTTAACATTAACCCCATACAACATAGTATAATCAGGAGAATTAGTTAAATCTACTGGGTTAACATTTAATAAAGGAAGAGTTGTTTCTCCAGGTCTATATATTTGACCTGTTATTTCTTTTTCAAATAAAGATAATTTAAATTTTAAATTTAAATGTTCTTTTATATAATCAGAAACTTTTGATAATGTTCGTGAATACAAAACATTTTTATTATTAAAAGATGATTCTAAAATATGGTGAGCTAAATCATTACGATCAACCTCCCAACCTTTTGGCATTGAGACATCTCCATGATAAAGAATCTGTTCTGTTAATACTTTCTTATGCATACCTAATATTAAAGATATATAATTTTTTTTAAACTGTCAAGTATTAGAATTATTCCGGATTGTTACCAGGAATACCGCCGTCTGTTGTATCCCAACTTAATGTAGCTTCATTCCAGCTAATATCCCATTGGTGGGTTAGTGCAGTATTTTGTGAAAGCATTTCTTCTGTGTACTCTGGTTTTGTTGTTGGTGATACCCATTGTGCATTTGGTATATCTTTTACCCAAGATGCAAAAGGCGCGGGAGGCCAAAATAAATTATTTACTGTATCCCAAGTAAATCCCGTACCAGCAAAATTTCCTCTAAGAGGAGTGCCACCATTGTTGTGAATATTTCGATGTGTGCCATATGAAGTTTTAATCCATAAATGTGCGGGCCAATTATTGTGTTGTTCTAAATATGCTTGACCTATAGATTCTTCTTCAGCTCCATCAGAATTTAACATGTCTGAATTATTTAAAGTTAATACTGTAAGTACTTCGTTGGTTTCTGTAATTTTTGCAAAATGTGCCATAATATTTTCCTATTGAAATTGATATCTTATTACTACTATACCTGATCCACCAGTTCCATAATTATTTGGATAACCACCGCCACCACCACCACCGGTATTTGCCACACCATTTCGAGTAGGTTGATTATTGGGAATACCTTTACCACCACCATAGGGAACTCCTTGTTCTGCTGGAACACCATTAGTTGTTGCTTCTGCTTGAGAACCAGCGCCACCGCCAGCCCAATTTGTTCTTACAGGTGCTGCACCTGCAATAGCTAATACTTTTCCTGCTCCACCACCAACACCTCTTTGGTTAGGTAATTGGTTATTAGTAACGCCTACAGTAGTTGCTCCACCACCACCGGCTCCTGAATTTCTTCCTACGTAAGGTGCTCCACCACCAGGGATATCTGAGGGTCCACCTGCAAAACCTTGGGCTGTGTCAGGTGCAACGGGAGGAGTGTTTCCTGCTCCACCAGCACCATTTCTACCACCACCGCCACCGCCAGAACCACCGGCACGACCAGGTTCTGTACCACCGGGTGCTGAACCACCACCACCGCCACCGGTTGATGTAATTCCATTAAAAACTGAGTTAGCTCCATCATTACCAACTACACTATCACCACCAGGAATTGTTCCACCGGCACCTACTGTAACTGCAAAAGTTGTAGCTGAAACCGACATTCCACCATTTATTGGATTTGGAAAACTAAATCTAAATCCTCCTGCTCCACCACCACCAGACGTGTATGTATTTGCTGTTCCTTGTCCACCAGATGCACCACCTGCAACTACCATATAATCTACAGTATTTGCATCATCTCCCATATTGGTAATTTCAAAAGTACCGGGACCTGTAAAAGTGTGAACTTTAAAATCACCATCTTCTGTAATTGTTCCACCCGTAGCTTCAATACCTGCAAAACCACCACCACCGGCACCAAATCCTAAAACTTGATAACCAAATGATTTACCTTTTCTGTTTTGTATATTTTTTGTGTTCTTACTTGATGTAAGTTTATTTTTTAAATCTCTCATATTCTAGTTCCTTATGCGTCGTTAGCTGCATCAGTAGTGAAGAATATTTTAATACCTAAAAGTCTTGCTACTCCGGTATACGTATCCGCACCTGCGTTTGCATCTCTAAATATTTGAAAGTAAGTTTGTTGATCTACTGCAGGAGAACCGGCAATTGTAACTGCGCTACTTACAGCTGAAACTTGTTGATCTTCTACTGTTCCTATACCAGCATCTGTAATATTTATTGCTGTTCCAAAAGCAACATCAATAGTATCACCATCACCAGCTGCTACACCTTGTAATCCAAATATACAGTTTCCTGTGTTTGTAGTGCTTGGTGTCCAAAAACATTGGTAAGTTATTGTACCTTCATTCCATGATTTTGGAAAAGCTACTGAAAATTGTGCATGGTCATCTGCAGAATCTGCAAAGTCCATAACTTTCATGTCTGGTCTTAAAGCTGTTGTTTCAATTTGTTCGGGTGATGCACCATTAGTTGTTGCTGCATACATAGCTGAAGCTGGAACCCACATAGTTTCTGTTCCTGCAATTTTAACTGCACCAGATCCTGATTTAAGAACTCCTGTTCCTTTAGGATTAATATTTATACCAACATTAGTTTCACCTGTTGCTGAAAGAGTTGGTCCATTACCTGTTGAAGCATTAGCTAAAGTAAATTCATTAACCGCTGAACCTGTAGCCGTTAAAAGTAATAATTCATTTCCGTTAGTGTCTGCAATTTTTGTTCCAATTGCTG